CAGAGCGCAGGCAGCAATCTCAGACACTGAGACTTGGCGGGCCGGAACAGATTACAACGAAGGTTACTTGCGCTTATTGCGTACAGTGTCTTATGTGGTCCAGGACAAGATAGACTACAAGAATGCGAGGGTTCCAATAGTTGGCTATGCCCACGTATTCAACGCACGAACAGGGAGTCGATACAACTATCCTATTGTGGCTCAGTTGTTCGTCAACTACTAAAGATTTAGGAGGTACTCGATTTGAAGAATAGCGAAATACTAACGCTCCAAGCGGTCATGAACCAGGTAAAGGACCAACCGATTAGGGGCGGTCTTAAGTTCAAACTGTTGAAGATTTTTCAAGTCTTGGAACCTTCTGTGCGCATCATTATTGATGCACTAGAAGGATGCAACGAAGAAGAAGCCAAGGATGTATTGGCCCAAACACAAACAATTGACTTGCCAACACTGACGATGTCAGAGCTAGAAAGCCTTGAGTTATCTATCTCTCAACTGTCAGTGTTGATTGAGTTAGCAGGAGGTGAACAAGATGCCGGAAATGAAAATTAACAGTCGTTTCTTACTTCGAGACGGTGAAGCTACGCGCGTCTATATCTCGTCAGTGAGCGGTGACTACACAGCATTTGAGCGTGAGATTGAGGGGAATCACTTAAGTACCCCCGACTTAGATTTAGCAGAATTAGTTATGCAGGCGGTCTACAAAGACACCTTCCAAAAGTACGCTATGAGCGACGCTATCAAACAAGCGGACCAGACAGCGGAGCAAGTTGAGGGCCTAAAGAAAACTATTACTGACTCTCAAATTGTTATAGAGGAGCAACGTAAGCAGCTTAAGAGAACAGAAGAGCTGATTGAAAAAGCTAGTGGTGCCATGCTTGAGCAAGCAGATGACAACGCAGATATAAGCGAGCATCTGCTAATCGCCAAGTATCAAATTGAAGAAATGGCCAAGAGCATGAATTTCACTCTTCCAACCGAGGTACCGGACTCATACCGGGAGAAATACGAAACTGACAAAAAAGCCGAACACTCCGACGACAAGGAGGAAGAAGAGGGGGCTGATGGTCATGCTGAGTCGCATTAAAGAATTGGCATTATCAGCAACCACCCACGTTCGGAACTTGTGGGGAGGAGGTGACAAATTTATGGAATTACATTTCTTATACGCTCGACACATTGAGCTTGCAAAACGTACTTTTGCATCAGTGCCACGTCGACACAAGAAAGGTGTTCGTGAACAACTTCAAATTCTTGGTTTAGCAGATTTGGAGTTCATGACACTTGAACAACTCAAGCAGCGTCTTGAGGAATTAGAACAAGGTGAAGAATAATCACCTAAATAAAAAGAGCGTCTAATTTAACGGACGCTCTTTTCTTTTGAAGGAAGGGGGAAAGGTATGCCTGGGAGCACAAGTATCAGCTCTGAGGTGTTAGGATACATCATTGGCGTGCTAATTCCGGTTGCGGGTCTGTATCTGAACAACAAGAGCAAAATCACAGAACAGGAGCACCGCATGACGATGATAGAAGCCGGACAAAATTACATCCAAAAGCTATCAGAACAAAACAGCCGCAGACTCGATGAGCACGATGAGCAGAACAAAATAACTTATCAGCTAGTCGAGCAAATCAAAGCAATGAAAGAAGACTTGATTGAGATCAAGCAGAAATTAAACTAGGAGGAATTTATTATGAACATCAACTTGAAATTACGTCTACAACACAAATCATTCTGGGTGGCATTAGTCGGCCTTGTTGTCTTATTAAGCCAACAATTAGGTATTAAGGTATTTCCGGACAATATCGCGGACATTATCAACACAATCCTTGCGATTGGCGTGTTAGTTGGCGTCATCAACGACCCTACTACTGCAGGTCTAGGGGATAGTGCTCAAGCGTTGACTTATGAGGCTCCAAAAGAGTCCTAGAAAGGGGTGAGGCCGTATGTTGCAATACGGAAACTATACCCTCTCGGACGATTTGATTAGCAAGATTCAGAAGGTGGCTAGGCATTATGACCTAGTCCCTTCTTTTGTTATATGCCAACTATGCCATGAGACTGGGTGGGGACAGCATCCTAAGTCAACGTCTGCGAGAACAGATAACAACTGGGGTGGTGCTACGTGGTACAAAGATTCAACTGACCCGTTCACAAGAGGGAGCGGAGTCACTGTAAGACCTGGTCTGGCTCGTCCAACTGATGAGGGTGGATACTATATTCACTATGACAGCGTTGATGATTACTTGAAGGACTTCGGATGGCTTCTACGTAATGGTGGCTATTACAAGTGTAGTGGCAAGAAAACACTTAGAGAGTATGCTTTAGGGTTATTCAAATATGGCGGAGCTGTCGCGGACTACGCCGGCGATGGAAACAACTCCGAGAAGGTCTTTAATTCTTACTATAACAGCATGAAAACAATCCACGATGCTCTCAATGCGGATGGCTCGTTGGATAGAATCGACAAGGGGGAATCTAGCAATATGGCAAGTGCTCAAGATGTATTAAATGTATTCAGGAACTGGCTAGGCGGCCAGAAATATGGCTCTGTGCACAACGAAATTCTTTCAATCTACAATTCTCAAAGTCCGCTACCTGTGGGTTATCGAATGACAAGTGAAGATGACTGGTGCGACGCAACGGTGACCGCTGCTTTCCGAAAGGCCGGACTTTCATCATTGGTAGGTGGCGAGTGCGGTGTGCAGCGTCACATTGCTATCTTCCAATCCAAAGGTATCTGGATTGGTAAATCTCGTCCACAAGCAGGTGACATCATTACCTTTGACTGGGACGGAGGAGGCTTCGCAGACCACATCGGGATCGTGGAGAGTGTATCTGGCGATACAGTCTACACAATTGAAGGCAATTCCGGCTATCCATCTGCTGTTCGTCGTCAGTCATACACATGGAACATGTGGCAAATCAAAGGCTACGCGCGTCCTAACTATGGTTCTGGCTCCGCTTCATCTACTACTTCAAGTGGTTCTAAATCAGTTGCAACGGTGGCTCAAGAAGTCATTAACGGTCAGTGGGGGTCTGGCGAGGATAGAAAAGCTCGCTTGACAGCTTCCGGTTATGACTACAACGCTGTACAAGCTAAAGTCAACGCTATCTTGAGCGGTGAATCAGTAGGATCTACAGAGATTCAAGAAACTGGTTGGCTTAAGAATGAAACTGGCTGGTGGTATAGAAACGAAGATGGCTCGTGGCCAAAAGACCAATGGCTGAAAGTTTACGATTACTGGTATCTGTTTGACGAGGACGGTTATGCTTATTGCAACCGTTGGGTTCAAAAGGACGGTAAGTGGTATTACTTCAACAGCGCTTGCGCTATGGTTACTGGTTGGGTTCGATACCAGGATAAATGGTATCACCTCAAGGATGATGGGCAAATGTCTTCTAAGGAATACATTGTCGGTCAAGATGGCCGTCTGTACTATGTCAAAGAAGATGGCTCAATGCTTGAGAACACTGAAATTACAGTTGCTGAAGATGGTTCTCTGATTGAAAAAGCAACTGGCAACATCGTCGGTAAATTCTAGGTCCAATATTTTAGACCAAACAAAATAAGTCCGGAAAACCGGACTCTTTTTATGACATCACCCCTGGGCTTCGGCCTGGGGGTTATTTTTTTAACGCAAATGGTCGTTTTTGAGTTGAAGCCGTGTGCTATTTTTGTTATTATGGACAAAACGAAACAAAATGATACCATTGGTATCCATATGTGATAATTGGAGGAAGCATCATGCTTGGCAAAATTTTCTTGTGTAAAGATGCAAATACCCAGAATGCGGATATTTTAATTGTAAATCCTGTTGTGGTTCAGATGGTTCCCTTCGTTCCATCTACACCCTCCTTTAAAATCGTAGGCTGTATAGCAGTCGAAGATGCTAAAAAAACAGAGTATAGCATTCTAGTGGTTCTTAAGGATAGTAATGATAAGGTAGTAGGTAGTTTTGATGGTCAAGTAGTGAGTTCTGGTTCAGCAGACGAAATTGTTGAATGGAAGACAAATATTGTGTTCAACCTTTCGCTCGATGATACGCAAATATATAGCGAAGGCTTACATGTTTTCGAACTATACGTTGATGAACTTTTTGTTGATTCAACTAGTTTCTTAGTAATGTTAGATCGAGAACGTCAACAGTCCATGGAGGTGGGGTACCGTGAAGAATAAAGTTATTGGCACTTTGATATCATCAGTTTTAGCGACCAATACTACTCCAGCAGTTACTATTCAAGTCCCAAACACTCCTCATTCGGCATATAATTGGGAAGAATTAAAATTACCAAGTGGATTGTTATTCACTAACAAAAAAGCTCACGCCATAGAGGCAAACGTTTTTTCAATGAAAGATAGACTTAAAGATATTATTCATTCAATTTATGGCGATGATTTTAATGGTTATGCAATCGAACACTATCCAAACGACGAATCTGAGTATGTAAACATTTTCGATGAAAGTTTGACTTTCGAGGAAAACGAGACTAAGTTCGTTAGCCTAAAACGAGAACTACGAGAAAAAAAATTACCTTATACAGCTTTGATCGGTGGTTAGAATGTACCAGTGGGATAACAATTTAAAGGTCGCAGATTATCTCCTTAAATTAGCCGAAAAATCATCGGGTGATTCAGGATTAAAGGAAGGCGCTATAAGAGCTGCGATAGGGAGATTTTATTATGCTTGTTTCAAAGCTGCAGACGACATTGTTAAAGAAAGAATAGTGGCTGAAAAAGAAGACACTAAAGAGTGTAGTAGTAACGAGGACCAAGAAGAAAAGCCTAAACTCTATGGCTCACACGAAAATACTATCTACAATTTAACAAAATGTGAGAGTAGTAGTTATGATAAGGACAAAAGAAATGAAATCGCTGAGCACCTTAAAGAGTTAAAAGGATATCGGCAACAAGCTGATTATAATCAAAGTACTATTTTCAGCCCCAAAAGAGTTAGTTATATAGAAAGGCTTGCTATAAAAACAAGCAATGACCTAAAAACGTTCTAGACGCACGGCGATAGCTGGCGTCTTTTTTAGCTTTCAAACCCTTTACCGAGGATTTTCACTAAAAATGCACGCCATGTTCGCATGTGGCCTCGAAACGTTGATATATGCATATAATTCACCCATGGGGCATTCATGGGGCAGACTTACCTAACATTTATCTTTATGTATCTGATTGAGTCTATTATAAGCACTGCTACATAAAGGTTTATCCGCATTGGTCTGAATGAGTCCGTACCTTGATATGTTTGAAGGCAAATAATTAA